CAAGGCTCAGCAATGTCAGGACATAAGAACAAATTCAGTAATAAATTATATCAAGGTACTAATGTTTTTTGTACTGCTATTTCAGCTTATGCAAAAGGCTTTTCTTGCAATGAATGGGGAACGTATAAACAATGGCAGGATGCAGGCTATCAAGTAAAAAAAGGTAGTAAGGGAACAGACATAGTTTATTTTGATAAGCTGAAGATTGAAGACAAGGATACAAACAAAGATAAGTTTATCCCAATGATAAAAGGTTTTAGCGTTTTTAATGCTGAGCAAGTAGATGGTTATGAAGTGCCAAACACAGAAGAAAAACCTGCAACATTCAACCACATAAAAGCTGAAACATTAGTTAACAACTCACAAGCAATTGTTAAACATGGAGGAGACAAAGCGTTTTATTCTCCAAAGCTTGACTTTATACAAATGCCAAACAAAGAAGACTTTAAAGGAACAGAAACAACAAACGCCAAACAAGCTTACTATTCAACATTAATGCATGAGTTAAGTCATTGGTCAGGACATGAAAAAAGACTAGATAGAAAGTTAATAAGTAGGTTTGGTTCTAATGCATACGCCTTTGAAGAATTAGTTGCAGAAACTTCCGCTTCTTTTTTATGTGCAATATTAAAAGTAAATAACAAACCATCCATAGATAATGCAAAGTATCTTAATTCATGGCTTGAGATTTTAAAGCAAGATAAAAAAGCAATGATGAAAGCTTTTAGTTTAGCACAAAAAGCAACAGATTATTTACTATATTATACTAATCAGATGCAGGAGGTAGCGTAAATGAATACTTCCATCATAGATTTATACGCCCGAGCAATCGCTCGGGAATGCCCCGAGCCAACTAATGCTCAATCGATAGCTGAGTTAGTGCATACATTACGACCAGATATTGACAAGGAATTCTTATTAAATGCAGTTAATAAACATTGGGCGGAGTGTTGGGAAGTTTCAATGTTAGAACATTATGGAGTTAATTAAATGGCAAATTATCAAAACAATATATTAATTGAGGTTGAACAATTTATAGGAGAACAACTTCAAGACTACACAAACGATCAAGTTATTAAAAAAGTAGTTGATAAGTTTGGTATATCATTCAAAGAATATGCAGAAGAATTGTTAGCAGAATTTCAAAATGAAATATCATTACATAGATCACAAGATTATCAGGAGGTAAGCTGATGAGTAAAACAACAGAATTAATTGTAGAACTTTATTGGGAATACGACCGCATGTCTTCAGATGGTCAACAAACTTTAGATAATTTAGCAAAACATCATGGAGTATTAACAGAAGATGAAGTTAAACAACTAACAAAACATAAAGAGGTCAGCTAATGAAAACATTTATAGTTAAAACTTCTTCAATATTAGTTGAGGAATTTACGATAGAAGCTAATTCAGATGATGAAGCTAGAGATAAATGGTGTTGTGGAGAATATTTAGATGTAACACAAATAGAACAAATGAGTAGTCAAATAGAAAATACTTGGGAGAAAAGCTAATGAAAGTTAATTCTTGGACAATTCAAGTTTATGAGCCTGAGGACGGAAGTTATACAGATCATTATACATTCCCAATGATGGACATGTTACCAATAGATAAAAACAATAATCTTTTTAAAGGTTGTTTAGGATTGTTACAAGCTAAAGCTATGATGCATGATCTGCGTAAATTCTATTTAGATTATGGGCATACAATTAAACAATTCAATCATCAATATAGATTAAAACAAACTTACAATAACTTAGTAGATCAAGCATATGAAAAAGGTTTTAGCTATAGTTATAGTCATACATTAATACCAAAAGAGAAAGTATAATTAATGTGCTTTAAAAATATACAAGGTATTATTAATGCAGACATTAAAGATGGTATGGCAAAATTAGTTTTACTTGTTCTTAATCATCACGCAGACAAAGAAAAATTAATTTGCTATCCATCATTAGATACAATAGCCAAAGAAACAAACCTATCAAAGAGTACAGTAATTAGAAAGATAGATTACTTATGCAAGAATAAATTCATTGATAGGAAACAACGTTCAAACAAAGTTAATATATATAAGATCAAAGACTATCGTGAGTGTCAGAGAGACACCTCGGTAGTATCAGAGAGACACCTTGGGAGAGTCAGAGAGACACCCGAACCTACCATTAACAAACCAATAACATATAGTAAGGAACAATCAGATGGAATTAATAACCCTCAACAATGGTCAACGATCCAAGGCACTAGAAAGATTAACAACTCAAACACCCAAAGATACAACGGACAAAATTCTTATCACGCTAAACTCAATAATATCTTACGAGGAAAAGCTAAATAAAGATTACTCATTACATTCTTATAAATTACTAGGCGATAATTCAGATGATAAAATTGAGGAAGCAAATAGAATAATCAGCTTGGCAATGGTTACTCTTCCTTTAGATCAGATGCATCAAGCATTACATAAATGTACTTTAGTTATGGTCAAGCCATCACAAGAAACGCCCGCTGATGTAGCCTTAAGAATACGAGCAATCGCAGATGGACTAAGTGATTTTCCTGCAGATATATTTCTTTATGCAGTAGATCACATAGCTAAAACTAAAACATGGTTTCCGAGCCTAGCAGAATATAGAATGGCGGGCGAGTTTCATTTTAAAAAGCGTAAAATGTTGTACGAAATGATGCAAAATAACACAAAAACTACAAATTTAATTGACTTTTCATTTGCAAAAGTGCAGTATAAATAAATAGATAGGAGATATTTTATGACACAACCACAACAAAAATCACAATACACTATAGGCAAAAATTATATTAATTCTAATGGTGCAAAATCGCATTGGAGAATGGGTTATATTGGTGGCTCAGATGCAGTCAAAATTATGCAAGGTAATTGGCATGAGTTATGGCTAGAAAAAACGGGCAAGACACAACCAAAAGATTTGTCTGATATTTTCAGAGTACAATTAGGTGTAGCAACAGAAGCTTTTAATCTTAAATGGTTTGAGCAACAGTATGAAAAACAATGTGCTTATCAAGTAGAAGCCATGAAAGATTACGAGGGATTATCATTAAAAGGTACGCTTGATGGTGTTGTTCTAAATGAGGCAGGTGGTCTAAGTAATGTAGGTGTTGAATGCAAGCATGTAAACTCATTCAAATCATTTCAAGATCAGGTATTATATTACACTCCGCAACTACAATTATATATGTTCGTTGCAGATTTAGAAGCTATGTACTTCTCAGTTATCCAAGGTAATGAATGGACTTGTTCTAAGATCAGCAGAAATGAAGCTGAGATACATAGAATGATACCTATATTAAAAGACTTTTGGAAGTTAGTTATATCAGGAGAAGAACCTATTGCTAACATACCCGATAGAACATTAAAGGTTGTTGATAGCATTGCTATTGATGACTTAGTTGCACGAGATGCAAGCAAAGAAAATCATTTCACAGAACTTTCGGAGAAATTTATTTCTTCAAAGATAGAGCATGACAATCACAACAAAGTCAAAGCCGAACTTAAAGGCATGCTCGCAGATAATGAACGAGAAGTATTTAACAATTCATTATCAATTAAACGCACCAAATCAGGTGTAAGATTCAACATAAGATAGGAGTTAATATGACTACAAAGCAAGAGTTTTGGGCATTTCATAAGGCTAACCCGAGTGTATATAAAGAGTTTGAAAAGTACACTAACATAGCCATTAGTAGAGGTGCTAAACATCTAAGTCATTGGTTAGTTATTGGTCGTATCAGATATGAAACGGCAATAGAAACTAATGATCCTGATTACAAAATCAATAACAATTATATAGCCTTTTATGCTCGGTTGTTCATGGCATTGAACCCACAACATGATGGCTTTTTTAAAACTAAATTAACTAAACAAGAAAAAGAGGAGAAGCAATATGCCAACGCAAAATAAAAATGGGGCTAATCCCCACAACGAAACTAGCCCCGTTCATACGATAGGAAATCATATGAGTAAACAGAATACTAAAAAAGATGTTGAATGTAAATCTTTAAGTGAAGCTATGCTTGCATTTCATAAGTTAAATTTATCTGCATCTAAAGGTGGAAACATTAACGTGCCAAGTCAAGGTGGTAAAAGATCA